CAACTGTTTGAGATTGCTTAACCATCTGGTCTTGGAAGATTCCTCCATCCTCTGTCATACCAATAAGTGCTTTTTGCACAACATCGGCAGATAATTCACTGTTTGATGCCATATCTAATATAGCATCAGACGAAACGCCAAATTCTTCTGCCAAAGCATCAATAATAGGTATACCAGCCTCAGCCATTTGAAATATTTCTTCTGTCATCGCCTTACCTTTTGTTTGAACTTTACCAAATATTAGAGCCACTTCTCCTAAGTTTTTACCTGAGCCAGATGCTATATCCCCTAAAAACTTTAATTGGTTTTTAGCTTCCTCACCAGTTGAACCAAAAGCTAACAAAGTTTTAGTAGCTTTAGCAATATCTGCAAACTGAAAAGGTGTCTTTGCTGAAAAGGCAGAGAGGTCTTGCATCATATTTTTTGCATCTTCTGCTGAACCAAGCATTGATTCAAAAGCTACCTCAGCTTGTTCAAACTTAGCAAACTCTTTTACTGCAAAACCTACCGCACCTGCAATAGCACCAAAAGCAACAGTACCGAAACCTGCCATCTTTTTAAATGTAGATTCCATCCCCTTTACTTTACCTGCAAAATTCTCCAACTCTTTCGATGCATTGTCTTTAAGGTCGAGTATGATGCTTAGATTGTTTGTTGCCATTATTTTTTAAGTTTTTTATATTCTGCCTCCTCTAGTTTATTTCTCATCTTTATGATGTCTAAATATTGGAGAATATCGCACATGCTAGTTTCCCTTATCTCTTGAGGTGTCCAGCCATAAGTTTTTGATAAAATTTCCATAACCACTATCTTATCTAATTTCTTTTTGCCTTGTATCTGTCCTTTTAGGATATAGCCCTCTATTACTATTTTTTTTTTGTTATTTCTTCTACTGTTGCGTACAGTTTGTTTCCGTCTGATACAGAAAGATTATCTACCCAACCATTTGTGAAAGGAATTTCCTCGTCACCTTTCTTAATTTTAATTATTACGCAGTTCATAGCAATATACTTTGCTCTCAAGATAGCAGAACCATCAAAATCAAAATTCATATCCCCAGTCTTATCTCCTTTCATCTTTGCAGAGGAAATAATAGAGTCTTCAATTTTCTGTGAATCTCCCCAAGTGATTTCGTCTTTTAATTCTACTTCGTAATCTTTAAGTTGTAGTTGCATATTAGTTTGATTACGCTTCGTAAGCGTTTGTTAAGTTCTGTACCGATACTGTTGCCATTTCTGCGTCTGTGTTGTTGTAGAAAGCCTTGAACTCGATTTCCTCTGTAACAAGGTCATCATTTCCTCCTGACCGTTCCCAACTTTGGATTTGTACTTTGTTAAGTAGAGTAACAATTTTTGGTGAGTTACCTCCTGCAAGTACTGCCTCTCCTACGATAGCGATTTCCATGTAGACTGCTGTGTCTGCTGTAAACAAGTCTTTGAAAGTGTCATCTACATAATTCTTTGTGATGTTTCCACTAATAGATAGCTTTGAGTTATAGTTATCTGGTGAGAATGAACCAAAAGAGAAGTCTGCGATTGCTCCAGTATCAAAAGTGATACCAACTTCTTTTGCTTTGATTGCTGTCGCACCAGTTAGACCTGCCTCTGTTGCTGCTATTTTGATTGTGATGTCTTTTCCGATGAAGTCGTATTCTGTATCGTATGATGCTGTGTCTGCATTTGTTGTTGCTTCTGCGAACATAAGATTTGATGAGAATCGTACGAAGTCATCAGTTGATGCTGTGATTTCTAGTGTATTTACAACTCCAGTGTCGAATACTTCTTGTGATACTCCTCCGTCTTTAGCGATAAGAGAAAGTGTAGGGTGTAGGATATTCTGCAACATAGAAAATGCGTGGTTTCGCACTGCACCTGTAACTGTTGTTGTGTCTACCTGTCCGAACACATTAAAGAACAAATACCCTACAACATCGGCGTGTACGATACCTGCAATATCTCCGTCATACCATTTCTTGATTACTCTTGAATTGGTTGAGTCTTCCATAACTCCTTGAGAGTTATCGTCAATAACCTTTTCTGCTCGTGCCATTACATCAGCACTAACATTCTTTACCCATTTTGATGCTGTCGCTACAGGTGTACCTCTTGTTCCTTCAATAGAAATTCCGAGCTCAATTTGTTTTCCAATAATTTCTGCCATATTTTTATAATTTAATTTTTAATTGTATCTATGTTGCGATACTTACCTATATTATACCACGCCTAGTTATTCGTAAGCGTTTTAATCTCTAGTGTCATATCAACAAACGCTGTTTTGTTTTTCTGTTCGATAGAAAGTCCAAAAGTATTAGCTGATACCTTAGCCCATACTCTATGACCGTCTATTGTGTTGAGATTCCAGTTTGTATCAAAGTGTTGCATTACATCGTCAAATGTTTTTGGCAATATGGTCTGATATACCTGTTGGGTTGTAGCTCCTGCAATGTTTACTACAACGAACATTGAGAAGGTATAAATCTTAAAGTTCTCCTGATTAGTTTCAAAGCTATTCTCTACGCCTGTTGGGTATACGATAATCGCAGGGTATGCACGAGGGTCATCTTGGAGTGGGTATGAATATACCTCTTGTATGTTAGGTATTGCCTCGCACGCTGTTCGTATTTCTGTTATAAGTGTTTCTATCATATATTTATATTATATCATTATGAGCCTAGCTCGTCTGTTATCGTTTGTAGAAGTTTCTTCGCCTCGGAGTTTATTTTATTCTCCTGAGTCTTTACTGCGTAATCAAGCCAAGGTCTCTCTTGCATTTTATAAGTACCGTCATGTACAAACTTTGCATAGGGCGACTTTCTCTCGTTGACACTAATCACTAACTTAAAAGGCTCTATTTTATACTCGTGAGATTTCTTTAGGTTTCCTGAGTCGAGTGGAGAACCACCACCTGCACTACTAAGCCTCCAAGGCGATTGCACGATAGAGCTTTTATAGAAAGAATTAGCCCTCACTAGAAAAATATCAGTGGCGTCTTTTACCTCTTGGGGAAACTTTTGGATTGCCCTTGTCAGTTTCTCACTGTCTATCTTCATGCTTACTGCCATATTAGTTTTCTTGAGTTTTCTCTAATATAAGTTCAAGGTGCTTATTTGCCCCTATAAAGGAGTTATCTTGTATTAAGCGTACATCGTACCTGTTTGTCCCTACAACGAGCGTATCGCCCAATTTGACGCTTGTAGAGGGGTCACACCAAGCTATATAGGGAACAGTAAAGTTAAGTCCTAAGTTCTCCACCATTTCTGGTGAGGCTTGCTGGATATGTCCTTTGAAAGTTCCAATAGTTCCAAGTTCTGATGACGAATAGCCGTCTGCTGTAGTCCACACATTCCTTTGTATAGTAAATGTAGTTGTGTAGTTTCTTGAAATCATTTTTATATTATTATTCGCCTTCGTGACTGTAGTGTCGCCATTGCAAGCGTTGAATCGTCTTTGTGACTGTCGCTCTTGTACTTCACTGTGTAGTTACCAATCTTTTCGCTTTCTACTTCTCCGTCTTGGTTAGTATTAGCGAGAACAATACCTGAAACAAGAACAACACAGGCGTGTCGTATGTCGTCTGGTACTTCCTCTGCATATCCCCACTTAGCAGTAACTCGCACATTCATTGTTCCATGTGGAACGACCTCATCTTTCATGAGGATATCTGTTTTTGCGTTCCCATTGAAAGGAACTGTTACAAAGTTGGTAGTCGCTACAAAGTTTTCTGCGTAGTCATCACCGAACTCTACAACAGGCGTACCAATAAAGTGTCCTACATTAAGCATATTGCACCCATTACCATTAAATAGTCTAGCGTTTGCTGTTGTGTCGGCTAGCCAGTCTACTCCAGTTACCTTTTCGATGTGAGCTGATACTCCTTGAATCCATTGCTCTACTTGTGGCTCAAAATCGTCTGCTATTTCTAGCAAAAGGTAGTTGGCTATGTCGGCGACTGTACAATATAGTTTATTCACTTTTTTTCTTGATTATCTCGTCACTCTTCATTTTAGTATTACTAATAAACGAAGTCAGTCGATACTCTTGTCGTAACTTTGGGTCAATAGGTTTATCAAACTCTACTTTCTTTCCTGTTTTTTTGTGTGTGTATTTGTAAGCCATATATATATTATATCATTTTCACTGCTAAATAAGTAACAGGGTTTTATCCCTGTGACCTATTAATAGTCAAACTATTATGCTTCTACTGTTGCAAGTACTACTGCCGCTGTTGGCAAGATAGTGATTGCTCCAACTCGTGACACAAATCGTACAGCCTCTCGGTCTGTAGTGATAAGGTTGATGTCAGCGTCTGCAGCAACATTTCGTACTGTTCCTGCGTTGAATCGGTCTGCTACTAGTCCGTTCTTGAATCCTAGGATTGATGACTTTTTAAGGTCTGCAAGAAGTAGACATACTCCGTCAGTTGCGGCAACATCTGATGCTGCTGTCATAACTTCTACAGATACAAATGGCTTTCCAGCAAGAGTAGCGAAGCCACTGTTGTTGATAGGGTCATTGTAAATGAATCGTCCGTCTCCGTCTTTTAGAAGTCGAACAATAGTTTTGATCGTTCGGTTTCCGTAATACTTTGCATTAGCATGTGCTCCCTCGGGAAGTACATCTTGCATTTCGTAGATTTTATCTATTGTGATTGTAGATAGTGCTCCTGTAAGGTTTACAACTGGAACTCCTGCATTAGCAGTAATACCTGTGAATCCTCCGTTAGCTGTATCTCCTGAACCTGTTCCCATGAAGAAAGCCTTGTCTTCTGCTTTTGCGAATCCTTCTGCAACTCGTGTTGCGATGAATGAGAATAGGTCAATTTCTTCGTCTTCGATAAGCTCTCGTGTAAGAGTTACGATTGCTGCTAGTTTCTTCAACTTTAGTTCTTGCTGTGCAAGTACGATTTGTGTTGATGGAATAACTGCTGCTTCTGCTACCCAGCCTACTGTTACATCAGTTGCTAGTGCGTTAGCTTCGTATGCGTTCTTTGAAAGAGGTGTTGCGAAGAATTCTCGTCTTGCAACTCCAAATACAGTTGTAAGGTGTCGGATTTCAGCTGAAAGCTCTGTGTCCACTGCATATCCTGCGAATGGAGAACCAGACTTGTCAGTTGTCATTTCCTTAGCCATTGTATCATCTCCTGAAAGGATAGCGTTTGTGAATCCTTTTAGGAAAGTGTTGTACTTAGCGTGCTTTTCTGCAATCTTTTCTTCTTGTGAACCTGCACCTGCTTTTGCAAGGTCTTTTTGTGCCTTTACCCAAGTTTCAACTTCTGATTTCATTTCTGAAATTGAGCTGTCTAGTTTCTTTGAAAGTGATTCCTCAAGTTTCTTTGATGTCTTGTTGAAAGCCTTTTCTACAGCTTCTTCAACTTCAACTTCGTCTGCTGGGTCAGTTTCAGGAAGATCAGCTACTGCTGAAATTTCTTCTGAAACTACTTCTGCGTCTTCTGACTCAAGTTCTTTAACCAAAACTTTTACTTCTGCTTTTTCTGATGCAGTTGCAAAACCTTTAAGCTGTAGAGCCTTGAGCATTTTTAGTAATTTACTCATATTTAATTGTTAACTTATATAATACGGGTCTGTCGGTGAGCAGATTAGTATACCGATTATCCCTAATTGTAAATATTATTTTAGTTGTCGGATTGATTGTAAAATCTTAACTTTGTGCTTTGCAAGGTTTTGTACTTCCATGTCTTGTACTGCTTTTGCAATTGAGTTGAGTAGTGCTTTTCTTTTATCAAAAATAGTTGCAGTTTCAATTTGCTTTTCTTCTACTACTTCGTCTATAGCATCCTCTACAATCTCCTCAATAGCTTTTTCTATTGTTGAGCGTGGATTAGCTGGCACTGCTACCATAGAAAGCTCTAGTAGTTGTGACTTAGTGATTCGTCCTTTAGCGTCAAAGGCTTCTGGTATGAAACCAATACTTGATGCTGATAGAGTTCCCTCGACTACCATTGCTTGTGCGAGTACTCCCTTTGGATTAGCCTTTGAGAACTGTAATTCACCTTTTAGTTTGTTATCCTCTACTCTTGCGTTGTTTACTTTTCCTATGATGTGCGTGATTGATGAATAGTTGTGCGAGTCTATAAGCACAGGGTTTTTCTTAAAGAACTTAAGGTCAAAGTTCTGCATAACGAAGTCACCATGTCGGTCTTCTTTATCATCTGACATTACCATTGTGTACACATCCTCGTCTTTGTCATCTGCTCCTTTGACAACAGTCTTTTCAAATTCAACGGGTACTTCTATAGAAAGTCCTTTGTGGGTTGACTTTACCTTATTCCAAAGTTCTTCGTAGTTTGTCACTTCGTAGTCTTGAAAAGTCTTTTGGTTTATAGTTAGAAATTTTTTCATAGTTTAATTATATCATAATGATTACACCGAACACTCACAATTAATAGTTTCTCCCGCACTCGCTGACGAGTCGAGTGGATACATCAGTCCATTTGAGAAAGGCATATCGATTGGTCGCTCTTCTCCGTCAATAGCTTGATGATTATCTCGCACACCTCCCTTTATTCCAGGTGACCATACCCATATC